TATTGCCTATCCTTTTGGTTCGGGTGTGTATTGGCTGCATATTTTAATATTAATCTATTAAAAGTTATCTTATACGGCTTTAGTTCGGCTTATCTTTATTATTACTTAAACAGACCATGACAGAAGATATTTACAATTTACTTTTACCACTTAAGGGCAAGTGGGAAACTTACAAAGAACATCATTACAGCGAATTTACAAACATTGATTACGAGATAGTAAAAGATGCTTATGCGAGATTGCATGGACCGCCACCTCGTAACCTATCTTGCCAGTCTTGCATTAGAGAACTATTACGAGTAGTTTTTTTGCCGTTCGATAATTTTAAACCCGAAATAAAACAAAATGCTAAAGTTAAAACATTCAGGAAACGCAGGTGACATTCTGTATAGCTTGCCTGCAATACGTCAAGCCTGCTATAATGCAAATGATAAGGCAATACTTTACTTACACATTGACCAACCTGCTAACTATGTTCAAGGGTTTGTCCACCCATTAGGTAACGTGACGTTGAATAAGTACATGGCTACTATGCTCAAGCCATTGTTATTAGCTACCAATTTTATTGAAGATGTGTTAATCTACAACGGTCAAAAAGTTGATTATAACTTAGACAAGTTTAGAGAAATCGGTTTGAACTTAGGAGCGGGCAACATATCGAGGTGGTACTTTCAGGCGTTCCCTGAATTGACTTGTGATTTAATTCAACCAACAATCGAGATAAAGCTATCAAGAATATTGAATGAAACAATTGTCATCAATAGAACTGAACGCTATCAGAACGGGCAAATTGATTATTCAATACTTAATCAATATAAAAACCCTAAGTACTTTGTGGGAACTGAACACGAATTTCATTTAATGAGTAAAATGGTCAAGAACTTACAATATCAGGAGGTATCAAACTTTTACGAATTAGCAGACTTAATTAACAATTGTAAAGTATTTATCGGCAATCAATCAATGAACTTTGCCATAGCTGAACAACTAAAATCAAATCGAATCTTAGAAACTTATTTTGGATGCCCTAACGTAATTCCATGCGGGGGCAAAGCATTTGACATATTTAATCAAGAAGGATTTGAATATGCACTTAATCAATTTTTAAAATGAGAACACATTATACCAAAACACCCGAAGGAAGTTACAAATCTAACCACTTCAAAAAGCCTGAAGATATTTACTTAGATGAATATTGGTCAGCAAAACAAAGTCATTCGACTATCTTTGAGCAAGTTAATAACGTAAGAGAAAAGAATGAACTTGTAAAAGAAGCATTAACCAATATTGAACCTAAAACTATTTTAGAAATTGCCTGCGCTCCGGGTATTCTTTTAGGTGAATTATCTGAAAGTTTTCAAACACATGGAATCGAGGTTGATGAAGTTTACAAAAATGATATTCAACATTTGGCACAATCGGCTAAACTTCATTTTGGTTTCTTTCCTGAGATTACGAAAGATTGGCAACCTGAAACATTCTCAAACATTATAGCCTTAGACGTATTCGAACACGTTGAAGACGGCATGGCATTTTTAAAAGAGTGCCACCGATTACTTTGCGAAGGTGGCAGGCTAATAATTCAAGCCCCAATAATGTTTGAACCTGATATAATGGATGAAAAGCAATTTCACGAAACTGAACACATTTGGATTTATTCGCTCGACCATGTATTAACAATGGCAGGGCGGTGTGGTTTATTGTTAGTTGAATATAGTCAATGGAAATTAGGGCATGAACAAATAGTTTTTGAAAAATGAAAATACTTCAAGTTTGTGACAAGAAAATAAGCGGGGTTGAATATCACCGTCTACTTATTCCACATGGGAAGCTAAACGAATCTGAGGAAGTCGAGATAACAACTGCTCACATCATTGACCATTTGCCCGATTCATTCTTTCATCAATTCGATTTAATCGTTTCAAGTTCGGTTGTATCGAAAATGGGTTTTCAGGAAATACTCTGGAAACAACTTAAAAGAATCGGAATCCCTGTTATAATTGATAGGGATGATACATGGGTGTTGCCGCATAATCACCCACTTAAAAAAGATTGGGTTAGCAAAAAGACCGCTCAACAGATTACCTACAACTTACAGCAAGCAAATGCAGTAATGGTGACTACAAGACACCTTGCAAACATGGTGAGTCCATTGAATAAGAATGTTCACGTTATTCCAAATGCAATCGACTTTAGTCAGGACCAATTCAAACCTGACCTAAAAGTAAAGCGAATGAAAACTGACTTAATTCAAATAGGTTGGTCAGGTTCGGTAACACATCACCACGATTTAGTGTTATTAGCTGAATCATTCCTACAACTAAAGTCAGACCCTGATACTCAAAACAAGTACAGACTAATCTTGAGCGGATTTATCGAAGGAGATGCTATGTGGAAAGAATACGAAAACATTTTCACAAGTGGTTACCGAATAACTCAAGAACAATATTGCAGGATAAACGGAATGGATGCCTTCACTTATGCCAGTGCTTATGATATGTTTGACATTGGTTTAATCCCTTTAAAAGATACCCCATTCAATAGATGCAAGTCTGAATTAAAAATGCTTGAAATGGGTGCAAAAAAAGTATCTGTAATTGTTTCAGATGAATATCCTTACACTAACATTGCTAAGAATAAAAAGAACTGTCTGACGGCAAATAAAAAAGAATGGTTCAAACAAATAAAAAAACTCATAACTTTGCCCGAGTTAAGAAGTGAACTATCTGAAAACCTTTACAATGAGGTTAAAGAGAATCACAATATAGAAAAGGTAAACGAATTAAGATTAGAATTATACAAGGAGGTAATAAATGCACCCAACAAGAATATTTAAGTCACCTGATGAACTTTACGCAGCTTTCGAACGCTACAAAAAAGACTTAGACGAAAAGGCTAAGGAATGGTTAAAGGTTCAATACGTTGGTAAAGACGGGGAAAGAGTAACAGACAAATACAAACTGCCCTATACTTTAGAAGGGTTTGAACGATATTGCTATGATAATCATGGAGTTGTTAAACATTATTTTGATAACAAAGAAGGTTATTATGATGACTTCGGGGTTGTCTGTTCTCGCATAAGGGCTGAGATAAGAGAAAATCAAATCTTAGGTGGTTTAATCGGAATCTACAATCCATCTATTACTCAAAGACTTAACGGCTTAACAGATAAGACTTCAAGCGAACATAACATCAACGTCAACAAGTTACCTGATTGGTTAAAAGATAATTTAGAAACGTGAAACAATTTACCAAAACAAAATTAAGTGTTTCACCTAAAATCAATAGTTAGCAAAGACAAAACCCGCATTTTAAGTTATATCAATTTGCCAAAACATGACTCACTATAACCCTAACTTATTATTCATAGAACAAAACATTAAATCAAAACGTGTGTTAGCCCTGCAAGGCGGCACACGTTCCTGACTGGCAAAACCTATTCAGTCCTTCAATGGATTATAAGAACGTGCCACAAATATCAAGGCATGACTATTAGCATAGTTCGTAAAACCTTGCCTGCTTTGAAGTCATCAGCTATGCGTGACTTCATCGAGATAATGAATAGTTTAGGTTGGTATAACGAAAGCGACCATAACAAAACAGAAAACACCTATCTACTCAATAAAAACCTGATTGAATTCTTTTCAATAGATGATGCACAAAAGATTAGAGGGCGTAAACGTGACATACTATTTATTAACGAAGCAAACGAAATAGACATTGAAGATTGGCGTCAATTACTTTTAAGAACTTCAGGAAAGGTTATTATCGACTATAACCCCTCAGACTTCGAACATTGGATTTATGACCATGTACTTACCAGAGAAGATTGCTCAACTTTAATAACCACTTACAAAGATAATCCTCACCTACCGGATGCACTTAAAAGAGAGATTGAAAGTCTTAAAGATGCTGACCCTGAGTATTGGAAAATATTTGGATTAGGTGAACGTGGGCAGTTAGTTGGATTAGTCTTTAACAATTGGGTTAATTGTTTGGCAGTTCCTGAGAATGCGAAGTTTATCGGGCATGGATTGGATTGGGGTTTTACCAATGACCCGACAGCTTTAGTTTCGGTTTACAGACGTGACAATGAATTGTACTTAGTTGAGAAGCTTTACGAAAGAGGATTAACTAATCAAGACATCGCCAAGAAAATATCTGAATTAGGAATAAACAAAAGAGATGAAATCTTTGCTGATAGTGCCGAGCCTAAATCAATAGAAGAAGTTTATAGAATGGGTTTCAATATCAAACCAACGGCAAAGGGTAAGGACTCGATTATTAATTCAATCGACATTCTTAGACGTTTTAAAATCTTTTTAATCGGCTCAAATCTGCAAAAGGAATTCAGGACGTACAAGTGGAAAACAGATAAGGCAGGCAAGGCAATTAACGAACCTGTAGACTTCAATAATCACTTAATAGATTCATCACGTTATCTTGCTTTAATGAAACTAAACGAGAACTTAAAAGGGAAATACGTTACAATTCGAGCCTAAATTAATACTTTAAAACAATGCGAAAGATATACGAAGAATTAAACCTAAGTCAAGCAATCGAACTAAATT